ATTTATATATGGTACTGCTACAAACACTGGAAAAGGTTTCTTCACACACCAAGATAGATTGAACTTTTTTCTTAGAGGTTATCCTGCAGACGTCTGGGTCGTTGGCAACAACGAAAAAGGCGCTCTTTGGTTAGCTGAAAAGAATGGTGTTGAAAAGACAAAGTCTGAAGCACAAGCTCTTGTTACAGCTGAAGTTGAAGCTGCACAAGCTGAGTGGGATGCTTTGTCAGAAGCGGACCGAGGCGACAGAAGTAGACCGGGCCCAATAACACTCCCGTAAAGGAATTTTATAAATGGCTACTACATACCAAGATATCAGAGGACTGAGAGTTAAATACTTATCAGCAGATCCTTCTACGTTAGTAGGAGGAGATGTATGGTTTAACTCAACTACAGGTACTCTTAAAACTGTGGTGCAGACTAAAGCATGGTCTAGTGGATCACCTATGACTACAGCACGAAGAGGCCTGGCAGGGATAGGAACTCAGGCAGCAACATTAGGAGCAGGAGGATATATAGCTCCTAGTGTAAGTTTTCTTAATGACACTGAAGAATATAATGGTTCGGGTTGGGCTACAGGTGGAAATTTAGGTACTGCAAGAGATATGATGGGGGCTTGTGGAACTCAAACTGCAGGTTTAGTAGCAGGTGGAAGAAATGCAACCGTAGCTAATGCTTTTTCAGAAGAATACAATGGTACAGGTTGGACCGAAGGAAATAATTTAAATACAGCCAGAGGTGGTATAGGACAAAACGGAGCAGGAACACAAACGGCAGGTTTAGCTGCTGGTGGATTTACAGGTCCGAGTAATACAAAAACCGGAGCCACAGAAGAATATAATGGAGCCAGTTGGGCAACGTCCCCTGGAAGTATGGGCACAGGTCGAAGCGCTGGTGCTTTATTTGGAATTCAAACGGCAGCAGTTTTTGCTTCAGGAGAAGCCCCTCCAAATAGTCCGGCTGTAGAAGAATATGATGGATCAACTTGGACAGCTGGTACAGTAGTTCCTGATGCATCACAGGAACAATCAGGTTTTGGAACAGCAACGGATGGTGTAATAGCAGGTGGAACTGAAGATGAATCACTAGTTGTCGGATATGACGGAACAACTTGGACTGCACTACCTAGTTTAGCAATTGGAAGATATGCTGCTGGAGGAGCAGGAAGTGCTAGCGCAGGTCTAGTTTTTGCTGGTGCCGGTACACCGCCATTGCAAAAAAATGACACAGAAGAATACAACTCTTCAACAAGTGTTACCACAGCTGCAGCATGGTCAAGTATACCCTCTCTGAATACTGCCCGAGGTCATTCTGGAGGAGTAGGAATTCAGACAGCAGCTCTTATAGCATGTGGAGATCAGCCGTCAGTCTTACCAGCAGCAACAGAAGAATATGATGGATCAAGTTGGACATCTCTAACAGTTGGTCCTCAAGGAAGAAGCAAACCATTTGCAGCGGGAATAACTACAGCAGCTGTAGTAGGAGGAGGAGAATCAGGTCCTGATTCAGGTACAACTTCTATTGAATGGAATGGATCTGTATGGGGATCTCCTGCACCACTTCCTATGACAATGTTTAATTCTTGTGCTTTTGGAACTGAAGCAGCAGCGGTGGCGGTTAATTCTCCGTCCCCTACAACAGGAGTTATTTTATATGATGGATCAAGTTGGACTGTAGGAACAAGTATTCCTACAGTATTTTCACAAGCTGCCGCTTCAGGCGTAGATACTGCAGGAATAGTTTTTGGAACCGGTTCAGGATCATTTTCTACAGATACATTCGAGTATGCTAGTGGAACTTGGACATCAGGAGGAACTTTAAACTCAGGCAGAGGCAGAGGATCTTCATCTAAAAATGCACCTCAGACTTCAACTCTTTATTTTGGAGGAAATAATCCTTCTTCTACAGAATTAACAGCAACAGAAAGTTATGATGGAACAACTTGGTCAACTTCGCCTACTATAGCAACAGGTGTAAGAGGTAATACAGGTGGAGGAGCTAGTAGCTCTTCAGCTATAAATGCTGGGGGATATAATGGAACATCATATATCACTACTGCACAAGAATTCACAGGTGAAACATCAGCGGTTACAGCTTCCACATTGACAACGAGTTAAAAATAGTTATATTACCCTTAATGAAAGAGAAAAGGAATATCCACGAGCTTATTGTAAAAGAAGCACCGAGTCTTAATAATTTATTAGATCCGCAGGATGTTAAAGAATTTAAAGAACTCACAAGCGAGCTTCGCGACACCTGGACAAAAAAACAAGTCTTCAGAACTGAAACAGAAATGAGAATGTCTGTTTTACAAGATGCTAAGTATCCAACTAAAGCTTCAAAGTACTGGCAGTGTGTCAGGGAACAAAATGTATTCCTAGAAAACTTAATGTCATTATCTTTTGATGCAAGACGTAACGAAGTTAAACTTAAAAAATTAAAACAAAAACTTGATAAGGAAGAAGATCCAATTAAACAAGAGCTTCTTCAAATCGACATTGATGAAAAGACTTATTCTGTGGCTAACATGCAACTGGTAGCCCGTGATAGAATGAGAGAAATTAAACTTTGGTCTGCCTTAAAAAAAGAATTTGATGATGGTTCTTTTGATACGAAAGATGTGAATAGACACCAATTAGATTCCTACCATCTCATTATGAAAAATAAAGCAGAGACTTTAACATCAGGATCAAGTCAACCAGAAGTTTTTAATGTATTAGGTCAATTACAAACCATAGAAAGAGTTAAAAAATCAGGTGAAATGATTTATAACAAGAAAGATCAATTGACTCATGACCTCGGAGCCAAATCTAAATAAACAACTTTTCTTTTTAATAGGAATGCCAAGGTCTGGAAATACCTTGTTTGCTTCTATCATGAATCAAAACCCAGAGTTAGTTGTAACTGCCAACTCTATTACTTTAGAGATTATGAAAGATCTCTTTCTTCTTAAAGAAATCGATATCTTTCAAAACTATCCAGACCATAAGTCTTTAGATAATATTTTAGATAGCGTCTACGATACTTATTATAAAGACTGGCCACAGAAATATATTATTGATAGAGGACCCGTGATGATGAAAGATAATTTTGCTTTAATGCAAAAACATTTTAAGCGTCCTTTTAAATGTATTATACTAATTAGAGACTTAATGGATGTACTAGGAAGTTTTATTAAATGGTTTGAACAAGAGCCCACAGCCTATCTAAATCACTATGGGTGCAAGAGCCTAGAAGAAAAGCTATCTAAATTAATGAACGATGATGGTCCAATTGCTAAAAATTTAAAAGCAATCCAAAATTCCTTTAATTATAAAGACCAATGTTATTATTTAAAGTATGAGGATCTAGTAACAGATCCTGAAAAATATATTAAAGAAGTATATAGATTTTTAAATATTCCTTATTTTCAACATAGATTTATTAAGCTAGATCAAATCAATATAAATGGACTCGAATATAATGATAGAATTGTTGGAAAAAATATGCATACTATAAGAACAGGAGAAATTATGAAAGAGTACAATCCCTACATTGGAAAGATACCACAAAGAATTAGAGAGAAGTATGGACACATCAGATTTTAAATTTATATTTCTAGGGCAGTCTGTTTTAAGATATCAAGTACCCCTTGATGTATATAATATTCTTAATCATATTTATGAAACGAATTTTAAAAAACTTCCAGCAGCCAATAAACAACTTGTCGGAAAAATAGAGAAAGAACATTCCTTATTTTTTGATGGTCCTTCTAATAATAAAATGAGCCCACATAACTTACTGCCTCATAATGTATTGCAATGGTTTGAAAAGATATTCAGACATTATTTAGATTGGAATAAAATTACAGGATATAACCTACATTTAAATTCTATATGGGTAAATCAAATGTTCGAACATGAATATAATCCAGTGCACGTGCACCAAGGAGAATTATTCACGGGGCTGTCTTCAGTAATGATTCTAAAACTTCCAGAATCTTTTGGTGTAGAATACTCCTCACATGACCAACCCCAAAACGGAAAACTTCAGATATTGGGTTCAGCGTCTGGACAGTTTGCAACCATTGATTATCAACCAGAATTAAAAGAACGGCATTTTTATGTATTTCCCTATGATATGAGACACACGGTATATCCTTTTAATGGACCGGGAATGAGAAGAAGTTTGGCAGCAAACATGGATGTAGCATATGATCCAATAAAAAATAGAGGGATAACTTAATGTACGAAAATATGCATATTTCAGAACCTAGATGGAAAAGTTGGATTATACAGACGACTACTCCATTATTTACACCCGATCAATGCAGACAGATTATTGAATGCGGAAGAAGGCAAAAACCACAAACAGCACAAGTGGGTATGGGTAAACCTGGTGGTGGAACAGATACAAAGAAAAGAATTACCACGATTAGTTGGATTCCATTTAAAGAAATGGAACACCTCTATCGCGATCTTTATAAATTTATTATTAAAGCTAATGAGAATCATTTTGGCTTTGGTGATATTCAAATAACAGAGAATGCTCAGTTTACAGAATATCCTGAAGGGGGATTCTACGACTGGCATATGGACTGTGATGTAAGCATGGCTCACGAACCTCCGGTTAGAAAAATATCAATGACTCTTTTATTAAATGATCCAGCAGAATTTGAAGGTGGTGAATTAGAAGTTATGGCTCCTGGTAAATATACACCTTTAAAACAAGGCTATGCAATTTGTTTTGCATCTTTTTTAAATCATAGAGTTAATAAAGTTAAACGGGGAGTGAGACAATCTTTGGTTGTCTGGTTTGGAGGTAAACCTTTTAGATGATTAAGGAGCAATTTTTTCCAACTAGTGTTTATGGCTTTGATGTTAAATTAGATAATGATAAATTAGCACAGGATATTATTAACTGGTCTAAACAAGATAAAGGTATTAAAAAAACTAATAGGAATGGTTGGCATTCTCAAACTGATATGCAAACTAAACCGGAATATAAACCTCTGGTAGACCAGTTATTTTTATCTATGCAATATGTATGGAAGGAAGAATGGCTAGATAGAGAACCGGTCCTTGGCAATATGTGGGCAAATATTAATCCACAAGGTGGATCCAATCAACCTCATGTACATCCTAATTGTTTGTACACAGGAGTATATTATATAAAATCAAATATTAATTCTGGTAGATTAAAACTCTATGACCCTAGACCAGGAATTCAATTAATGATGCCAGTACGAAAATCAGGTGATCCTGGTAAATCTCTATGGCGTGATGTAAATTTAGCTCCTATAGAAGGTAGAATTATAATATTTCCAGCATGGTTGTGGCATGCTGTTGAACCTAATCAATCCAATGATATAAGAATATCAGTAAGTTTTAATTTTATACAACAAGGATTTCAATGACAGGACTAATTTATAAAGAAGTTGATACTAAAGACATTACACATCTTACAAGACCAGAATTTATTAATGGACAGGAACAAAAATTTCATGATGCTCTTAAAGAGTCTCTAGTAAAATATGGCTTAAGAGACCCTGTGTATATTAATCAATGGAAAAATGGTACTTTAAAAGTAACCGTTGGTAATAATAGAATGGTGATAGCTAAAGAACTAGGAATAGAAAAAATTCCATGTGTTATAAAGTTATACGATTCTCAGAATAATGACTTAAAGGGAAGAGTCCTTAACACAGAAAAAGAGATAGAAGATTTATTTTATACTAAAGAAGGGTTAGAAATTAAAAAACAAGATGGTATTATATACGAAGTAATGCCAAAGAACTATCAAAAACATGGAAAAATTTAATAAGTATCAAGTAATCAAAGGAGCAATTAGCTATGAGCTAGCTAACTTTATCTTTAATTATTTCTTACTTAAGAGAGAGGCAGTCTCTTGGATGTACAAAAATAATATTACCTATGATAATGGGATGCTGGGAACGTGGGGCGATAGACAAATACCCAATACCTATTCTCATTATGCAGATCATGTAATGGAAACTCTTCTGGTCAAGGTCCTACCTATCATGGCCCAGGAAACCGGGTTAGAATTAATCCCTACCTATTCATATGCTAGACTTTATAAAAAAGGTGATATACTTCATCGCCATAAAGATAGACCCAGCTGTGAGATCTCTACGACTATTCATTTAGGGGGACATCCTTGGCCTATATTTATTGATGGAACAGGCGCTGATAATATTTTATCCGGTCATGAAACTACAACAATCGTTAAACCCAATGCTCCTGCTGGCACTAAAGTCATACTTGATGTTGGCGATATGTTAGTATACAGTGGATGCGAATTAGAGCATTGGAGAGAACCGCTTGAAGGAGAGGTCTGCGGACAAGTCTTCCTTCATTATAACCATGTGAATGGTCCTTTTGCTGAAAAGAATAGGTTCGACAGAAGGCCGATGTTAGGTATTCCCCCATTAAGGAATACATAATATAATGGAGTTATATGCTACAAAAAATAGGGTTCTTACCAGGGTTCAACAAACAAATTACCCCGACAGGCGCTGAAGCACAATGGACGGGCGGAGAGAACGTTCGCTTTAGATATGGTACACCTGAAAAACTAGGGGGATGGGCTCAATTAGGAGATAAGGCTTTAACCGGTTCAGCTCGAGCTCTTCATCAAATGGTTAACAAAGAAGGTATTAAATATTCCATCATTGGAACCAATAGAATTTTATACGTTTATACAGGCGGAGCCTATTATGACATTCACCCAATTAAAACTGATTTTGGAGCATTAACAGGTGACTTAGCTTCTACTAGTGGCTCTGCTATTCTTACTATTACTTTATCTTCTACTACAGGAATGACAGCAGGAGATATTTTATTTCTTGAAAATGTTACACCTCCAACAGGTTCAGGTTATTTGGCTTCTGATTTTGATGATAAAACATTTATGATAACTGAAGTAGTAGATGCTACTTCTGTTACTATTACTATGGGATCAAATGCTAGTGCAACCGCTACTGATGGAGACCTTTCTGTTAAGTGGTACTATCCTGTAGGACCGGCTGAACAGGTTGGTGTTTTTGGATGGGGTATATCTCAATGGTCTGGAACAGTAACCTCTCCTCAAACGACAACTTTAAATGGAGCCATCACCGATCCTGCTGCAACGACTGGTATTACATTAACTAGTTCATTAGGTTTTCCTACCAGCGGGACTAGTGAAATAAGAATAGGCACAGAGGATCTTAGTTATACTGGAATTAGTTCAAATGTATTAAGCGGAGTCGTTCGAGAAATTAATGGAACAACAGCCACTACACATTTAAATGGAGCGACCATTACTGACATCACTGACTATAGCGGATGGGGACAAGCCTCTTCTACAACTGATAAAGTTGCAGAGCCTGGTCTATGGTCCTTGGATAATTTAGGAAGTACTCTTTTAGCTTTAATTTTTAATGGTTCTGTATTTGAATGGGATTCAGATTTAACGAATGCAACATCCACAAGAGCAACAATTGTTAGTGGTGCACCAACAGCATCCCGTGACATGTTAGTCTCGACTCCTGATCGTCACTTAGTTTTATTTGGAACTGAAACCACGATTGGAGATACCACAACTCAAGATGATATGTTTATAAGATTCTCTTCTCAAGAGGATATAACTGACTGGGCACCTACTGCAATCAATACCGCTGGCACACAAAGACTGGCTGCCGGCTCACGGATCATGGGAGCTAAACTAGGTAGAAATGCAATTTATGTATGGACGGATACTTCATTATTCACCATGAGATTTGTTGGAACTCCTTTTACGTTTGCTTATGAACAGGTTGGAACAAACTGTGGATTAATTGGAAAGAATGCTGCTGTTGAAGTAGATGGTGCAGCGTACTGGATGTCTGATAATGGTTTCTTTAGATTTACCGGTAAACTAGAATCGATGGACTGTTTGGTGGAAGACTATGTTTATGATGATCTTAATACCACTTCAAATCAATTTATCTACTGTGGAATTAATAACTTGTTTGGAGAGGTGATGTGGTTTTATCCAACCTCTGGTTCCAATGTTGTAAATAGATGTGTTGTGTATAGTTATTTAGATTCCACTCCACAGCGACCTATTTGGTTTACCAATGCCAGTTCAATTTTTCCAAGAACCACTTGGGTAGACTCAGCTGTTTTTGGTTTGCCCCATGCTACATCCTATGATGCAGGTACCGATGCCTGTGATACAGTAGGAAACACAGATGGAATTTCAACTTACTATGAACATGAAAAAGGAGTTAATCAAATTAAGGGAGGAACGATTACAGCTATAGCAGCTAATATTCTCTCTGGTGATTTTGATATTACTCAGGACAAAAAACAAGGAATTACCTTTAGAGGAGATGGAGAATTTATAATGAGAGTGAGCAGATTTTTACCGGACTTTATAACTCAATCTGGAAACACAATCGTTGAATTAGATTTAAGAGATTTTCCTAATCAAACCGCAGCGAGTTCTACTCTAGGACCTTTTACTATTACTTCCAGTACTAACTATCAATCATGCAGAGCACGAGGACGATCGGTTGCAGTAAAAATATCTAATACAGCAATAGATTCTAATTGGAAACTAGGAACGTTTAGGTTAGATGTACATGCAGGAGGAAGAAGATAATGGCCAAGATAGTTCAATCATTAACCCGGGCAAGCGATGAGTATCAGGCAGACGTAGCACACTCTTTAGTAAGAGATTTAGATGCGGTGCTAGAAAAATTAAACTCTACTTTTCAAGAAGAATTAAAACAGGAGATAGAAGCGAGAAGCTTCTTTTTAGATTAATGGCAGTAGTAAATCAATACGACTTTGTAGGAATAGATAATAATACTAGCGATACGGCACTTAATCCTTTTGGTGCAGGTAATCCTTTAGTTAGTGAAACCTATGTTATTAAATCTATACTGGTTACTTCTGCGGGAACACCCAGTGTAACAGTTACTA